TTTGTAAAGAAGTGTAACTTATACACTCAATTTATCTATGTCAAAGAAGAAACTGTTATATATATCATCACACCTATCTACTGGTGGAATGCCACAATATCTATTAAAGCAAATCGAAATCTTTAGAGATGATTTTGATATTGAAGTAATTGAGGTAAACAACCACAGTGGTGGAGTATTTGTAGTTCAAAAAGACCAAATTAATAATTTGGTTAAACTACATACATTGGGAGATGATAAATCTGAAATTGTTGATTTGATAAAATCTATCAAACCAAACATCATACATTTTACTGAAATACCAGAACACTTTTTATCTTACGATATATTAGATAAGTTATGGGTAAAATCACGTAAGTATAATATTGTAGCATCAACGCATGGTTCTGCAACAAATCCAGACGAAATTCGTTATCAACCCGATAGATATGTTTTAGTATCCGAATGGAGTAGACGAAAGTTTGAACATTTGGGTGTTGATACTAAGGTATGGGAATATCCAATAGAGAAGCAAACATTCAACAAAATAGAAATTCAAAATGAGTTAGGATTTGATACTGAATGGAAGCATGTTCTTATGGTTGGGTTATTTACGCAAGGTAAGAATCAAGGTGAAATATTTAAAGTAGCTAGAATTTTAGAAAAGTATAAAATCAAATTCCATTTTGTTGGAAACCAAGCTATGAACTTTGAATCATATTGGGGACCTATAATGGAGCATAAGCCTGATAATTGTATAGTTTGGGGTGAACGTAGTGATGTGGATAAATTCTATAAAGCATCTGATATGTTTTACTTTAGTTCTAAGTTGGAGTTAAATCCATTATCAATTAAAGAAGCATTGGGATATGGATTACAATGTATATTCAGAAAATTACATACCTATTTAGATACATATGATTCTAATGAATTGGTTACTTATATTGATGATGATATTCTAAATACTAAAAAAACAATAATAGAATTATTAGAACCTCAATTTAATGAAATACCAGGTTGGTTTTCCTATGAAAGTTTATATGATAGATTTGTAAGGAACGCTAAGGGTGGTGAGGTATTTGTAGAAGTTGGTAGTTGGTTAGGAAAATCATCCAATCATATGGCAACAAAAATAAGAGAATCTAAGAAGAATGTAAATTTTACTGTTGTTGATACTTGGAAAGGTAGTTATGATGAAAAATTACATATAAATATAGTTGATTCTTATGGTGGGGATATTTATGGTGAGTTTGTAGAAAATACAATAATGAGTGATAACTTTGGTACATTCAACGCTATAAAGGATACCTCAGAAAATGCATCAAATCAATTCCAAAATGATTCTATTGATTTTATAATGATTGATGCGGGTCATGGTTATGATTCGGTAATGAGTGATATCAAACGATGGTATCATAAAGTAAAGCCGGGTGGATTCATAACCGGTGATGATTACTTTGTTTTTGAAGGTTCTACCTACGCTCCAAATGATTTCTTTTATAAGCAATTTTTAATTGATAATCATAGTTTTGTTCGTAAGAAGCCAAAAATACAAATTAAACATTTAATGACTCGACCAGATGATTTAAGAGAACGTATAAGTCAAGAATCATTAAAACAATTGGAATTATACGGGATGGATTATGAGGCAATTGTAAATACACCTTATACCGATTTCCCTCCAGTAGAACATTGTAGGAGACCTCAACACATATCACCAACAAATACACCTGGAGAACTTTCACCTGGTGCTGGATTGGGTTGGATAACTGGTGGACATTATGGTTGCTATATGGCTCACCGATTTGCATTGGAAACTATAAATCCTGATTACGATTATACTTTAATTTTTGAAGCTGATGCTTATATTGATAGTGGGTTGATGGAGTTTGTTGAAATAGTACATAAAGCATGTTTTATCTCAGAAAGGGATAATGTTCCATTTATTTCATTTGCTAACAATCCATCTAATTCAAAAGAAAACATAGATGAGTTATTTAGTAAAACAGCTCATAACCAAGACTTAGCACATGCTTATCTGATACCAAATAGAGATAAACAATGGTATATGGATAGAATAAAAGATTGTGAATGGGATGTTGCTGATTTATGGTATAATCATGTATTCTATCATCATCCAAGACTTAGATATACAACAAATAAAATGTATTCAAATCAAGCCGAAGGATTTTCATTATTGGATTTAACAAATAAGACTTGGAAATGATATACACCAACTTAACAAAAAATAAAAATAATATTGTAGATGTACAAAATAAAGTATTTACTCATTTTGTAAATGGACCTTTCGTTGAAATAACAGGAACAATTAATGAAGAATATAAAGTACAATTTATAGATAAATCTACAAACACAATACGATTTGAAACTAAAATTGGAAATAATAATTGGGCCAAATCTAATATAGAATATTGTATAGATTGGAAAGTTAGAGTACTTAGAAATGATGATGTATTTTATGAACATGATTTTAATCCATTTGGTAAGAGAGTTTTTATATCAATGGGTTCAAAAGCTTTGGGAGATACATTAGCATGGTTTCCATATTTTGAAGAATTCAGAAAGAAGCATAATTGTGAACTAATTGTTTCAACATTTCACAATAATATGTTTGAGGAACAATATCCTCACTTTGAATTTGTTAAACCGGGTTCTACTGTACAAAATCTATATGCAATGTATAATGTAGGTTTGTTCTATAATGATGATGGTAGTGTAAATGAATTAAAAAATCCAAACGATTTCAAAACTCAAACAATGCAAAAAATGGGTTCTGATATATTGGGGTTAGAATATAAAGAAATAAAGCCATTATTACCAACATCGAAAGTTACTAAAGATAATAAACTAATCACAATAGCAATACACGGAACTGCTCAATCTAAATATTGGAATAATCCAAATGGTTGGCAAGATGTAGTAGATTGGTTAAACAATAAAGGATATACAGTTAAACTACTATCTAAGGAAGGGGATAACTATATGGGAAACAAACACCCAACAGGTATTATAAAACACCCAGAAGGACCATTAGAATCGGTTATGGATGAAATGAGAAAATCAAAAGCATTTATTGGTATTGGTAGTGGATTAAGTTGGTTAAGTTGGGCATTGGGAACAAAGACAGTTTTGATAAGTGGATTCTCATATGATTGGGTTGAAATGAAAGAGTGTGTTAGAATCACACCACCTAATGATAAGTGTGGTGGATGTTTCAATAGATTAAAATTAGATGCAGGTGATTGGAATTGGTGTCCAGACCATAAGGGTACAAATAGACAATTTGAATGTACTAAAGGTATCACATCGGAAAGTGTAATAAAAGAATTAGAAAAATTTCTATGATGAAGAAAGTTTGGATGAATGGGTGTTTCGATGTTTTACATCATGCTCATTTTAAAATGATTGAGTTCGCATCTACATTTGGTGAGTTAGTTGTTATTGGAATTGATTCTGATAAACGAGTAAAAGAACTAAAGGGAGATGATAGACCATTTCATTCAGAGGAAGAACGTAAGTATAATTTAGAACGAATTAAAGGAGTGAGTAAAGTTATAATATTCGATTCTGAGTTAATGTTGGAAGAGGCTATTAAACGATATCAACCAGATGTTTTTGTTATTGGCTCTGATTATAAAGATAAAAATATAGTTGGTGAATCGTATAGTAAATCAATGGTTTACTTTAATAGAATGGAAGATTTTAGTACAACGAAAATATTAACAAATGAGTAAAGTACTTTTAATAGGAGAGAGTTGTATGGATATTTTTATCTATGGAAATACTCCACGTCTTTCACCCGAAGGACCTGCTCCTGTTTTTAATCCAATTAATGAACGATATAATGGTGGAATGGCACTGAACGTACAATCCAATTTGGAATCGTTGGGTGTTGATGTTGATATAATAACACATACATCAACTATAACAAAGACACGTTATGTACATGAATCATCAAATACATTATTGTTAAGAGTCGATGAAGGTGATAACGTAGATAGGCTTGATAGAAGTAAATTACCAAATAATTATTGGGATTATGATATGGTAGTTATATCAGATTATAACAAAGGATTTTTAAATGATGATGATATCGCTCATATAGCATATAATCACCCAAACACAATATGTGATACTAAAAAGAAATTAGGTGAATGGTGTAGGGATTTAAAATTTATTAAATTAAATAGAACTGAATATTTAAATAACGAATCATTCATTAATAATAATGAGTGGATAGTTGAAAAGCTTATAATCACACTTGATAAAGATGGATGTAAACATAATGGTGTTATGTATCCAACTAAACAAGTTGAGATTATGGATATATCTGGAGCAGGTGATACTTTTGTAGCAGGATTCACTATAAAGTATTTGGAAAGCTCTAATGTAAATGAATCAATAACATTCGGAAATGATTGCGCTTCGCAAGTAGTACAAAAACGAGGAGTAACAATTATTACGAAAACATAATTTATGTATATTTATATATGAATTCAAAAAACAATTTTAATTAAAATATTATGGCAAACGAAGAAATTCAAAAAATCGAATTAGTTACAAGAGAACTAGGAGAGGATGTAATAAATCCAATCAAACAATCTAATGATGAAATCACTCAGATGGTGAATGTGTTCGGACAACTTTATTTAAGAAGAAAAGAGTTGGAAGATGAAATGGTTAAACTTGAAGAAGGTTTAGAACAAGCAGAAACCGATTTTAAAGAAAAGAACGAAGCTCTAAGGGGATTAGTTGCAGATCTTGAAAAGGATTTCCCAAGAGGACAGCTTGATTTACAAAAGGGTACAATTACATTTGACCCAAGTGTAAAAGAAAAGATGGCAGAACAAGCTCAACAAATGGAAGTTGTAAAAGAATAAATTCTTATATTTATATAGTACAAAGTAAATAGTACTATTACAATGAATGATTTATCTAACTTTTTAGTAGAGAGTATATTATTGGAAGCGGACAGTGTAGACAACAAAGTTGTAGTTTACGCTGGCCGCTTTCAACCTTTTCATAAGGGTCATTATGCTACCTACAAGCATTTAGTAAATAAGTTCGGTAAGAAAAATGTGTACATTGGTACATCAAATAAAACCGATAATAACAAATCACCATTTAACTTTAGAGAAAAGGTGATGATTATGAACAAAATGTTTGGTATTCCAAAAAACGTAATTGTTCAAGTAAAAAATCCATATGTACCAACTGAGGTACTTAAAAAATTCGATAAAGATACTACGGCATTTATCACAGTTGTTGGTAAGAAGGATGCAAGTAGATTAGGTGGTAAGTTCTTTACACCTTATAAAGATAACTTAGATTTCGAAGGATATGAAGATAAGGGATATGTTTATATCGCTCCCCAACAATCTAATCCTATAAGTGGAACTGAAGTTCGTAATGGATTAAAATCAGGTTCAGATGAAGATAAGAAAGATTTCTTTTCAAAAAGAGCATATCCAAAATTTAATAAAAGTGTATTTGATTTTATAACAAATACTTTAAATGAGGAAATCAATATATCTAATGAAATTATAGAAGATTGGTTAATTCAAAATATTGATTTAATCAAAGAAGCATCTCAAATACGTGGTGCTCAAGAAGTTGATGATGGACCTAATTACTTATTCCCATCATTCAGTTCATTTGATAGAGTTTCTCAAAAAAGAGCAGAAAAAATAGGATATACTGTTTTATCACAAATTATGAGTGATGATGATACTGATATAGACCCACATCCAATTTATCCGAATGGACCTGTAAAAGCAGTAACTCCATTTCCAGCAGGTGTAATTGGTAAAACAACTGCAACTAACCAAAAAGATTTCTATGGCTCACAGGCATATAGATTATGGTTTAAGCATGTTACTAGATTAGCTACGTTAGTTGGATATTCTGTATTAGATTCATTAGATAATAAAGAAGATGAAGTTGAGGCTAAGAAAACTAAGAAAGTAAAAGACCCAAATACAAATATTGTAAAAGAAGATATTACGATTCCAATTAATATAGGTGATACTGTATTAGGTGGTAAGTTTAAAAATAAACGTATTGTAGTTAAAACAATTGGAAAAAACGAAAAAGGTGATATTACTATAAATGGTAAACCACTTTTAAAAGTTAGAATTATAGAAGAGGATGTTTTAGTTGAATTTTCGGGAGAAGAGATTAGTTGTGAAAAATGTAATCATTCTTGGGAAATCGAATCTGATGATAGTGAGAAGTATTTCTGTCATAATTGTGGATGGGATTCTCAGAAAAAAGAATACGATAAAGAGGCTTTAGCAGATTGGAAACGTGTTAATGAAGAATTATCTTCTGCTGATAGAACTTTAATTTATCAATTAACTACTAAAGCATTAAAGGCAATGCCAAAATCACAAAAACAAAAAGATATTATTAAGAAGTTAAATAAAGTTAGGGTTGCAAATGGTATGAAACCACTAAGAGAAGATTTAACTAAAGAAGAGCTAACTGAGGATTTACGAAAGTGGTTTGGTAAAGGAAAGACTGGTTCTACCAAAGGTGGTGGTTGGGATAGATACAGTTCCACTGGTAAGAAGTTAGGTAAGTGTGGTGATGGAGAAAAGGGAGATGCTTATGCAGCTTGTTTATCAAAAGAGAAAGCAGCTAAGTTAGGACCTAAAGGTAGAGCATCATTTGTTAATAGAAAACGAGCTGACCAAAAGAAAGCTGGTGATTCTAAAAAGGGTGGTAATAAAACAAAAGGTAAAAAACCAACTTATTCAAAAACAAAAGCTAATGAATCATCAATCAACGAAATCCCAATGGGTGATTTAAAAAAGATTGATAAATTTGCAGATAAACAACTAAATCCAGTTGATGTAGTTCTTACTGGTAAACATTTCTTCGATAGGTTAAATGACCCTAGAAATGGGAAAGAAGTTTCAAACGCAGAATTGATTGGGTTCTTTAAACGATTGGGTAAGAATAAAAAAGAATTTGTAAATTTTCTCAATCAGTACAATCAAGTTGTAGCAAAGGATAATAGAACAAATCTCAATATTCCATTTATGAAACAAGCGAATAAAGTAATCGCTAAAACCATAATGAGAAAAGATGATTTTAAAACATCAGACCCTAAATATAAATTCGAATCATTACCAACTAAAGTTACTGATAAGATGAAACCTGTAAAAAGTGGAAACCCATCATCTGAAGCTGAAAAAGATTTTAATAAACATCACGCATATTCACCATACGCAAAGAGAGGTTCAATAGCAGAACCAGATACAATTGATTTTGATGATGATGAAAAAACACCAGGTCATCAAAACAAAGAAAAGGATACTAAGAAAAAAGGGTATGAGCCGGTTAGAGAAAAGAAAAAGTTGAAATATAACGAACCATATGCTTTAAGTGGTGGTATTGAAGAATCTCAGGTAGATTCTGGAGAACCTGAAACGGGGTATTTACCTGATGGGAAAAAACGAAAGTTAGGTAAAAATAGTGGTAGACCTGAATATTGGTATGACCAATTAGGATTTGAACAATTGGATTTTCCAAAAGCAGATAGAATACGTGGTAAGGGTAAAGGTAGGGATAAAGAGTCTACTTTTAGAAAAGTAACATATAAAACTAAAAATGTAAAAGTAAGTAAGTTAAAAGATTCACTAAAACCAGTTGGTTCTGATGAGTGGGTAGAATATGTTAAAGAAGGATTGATTATGGAAGGTGGGGCATATGGACATATGAATCATCCATTCGATACTGAAATCAACTTAACTTTTGGACAACTTAAAGATATTGTAAATAAAGCATTAGAAGGAAACTTAGATTTAGCTAGAGAAAAGACAGATGGTCAAGCATTGGCAGTTAGTTGGAGAGATGGAAGATTAGTTGCTGCGAGAAACAAAGGACACTTAAAGAACAAAGGTGAAAACGCTTTAGATATCAAAGGTGTAGCTATCAAGTTTGCTGGTAGAGGTGAATTGGAAAAGGCATATAACTTTGCTATGAATGATTTATCAAAAGCTATAAAATCACTTTCTGAAAAACAAAGAGAGAAAATCTTTAAAGGTGGTGCATGTTTTATGAACTTAGAAGTTATTTATCCAACTTCAGTAAATGTAATACCTTATGGCCAAGCACTACTCGTATTTCATGGGACTATGGAATTCAACGCTGATGGTATTGCCATTGGAGAAAATCAAGAAGCTGCAAGAACACTTGCAGGAATGATTAAACAAGTAAATGCTGATGTACAATCAGCATATACTATTTCTGGTCCTCCAATTAATCAATTACCCAAATCAAAAGATTTAAGAAAACTAAAAGGTTCTTATAATTCTAAAATATCAAAATTACAATCTAAATTCAAATTAAAAGATAACGATGGAATCGCTGATTATCATCAAGCTTTTTGGATGGATTTTGTAAATAAGAAATCTCCAACTAAGTTAGATAACAAAACTCTAATGGGATTAGTTAAGAGATGGGCATTCTACGATAAATCATTTAGATTAGATAAGAAGAATTTATCTGATGTAAAAACAATGGAATGGGCAAAGGGAATTGATAAGAATGACCACGCTAAAATGGCTAAAGATAATATTAGACCATTCGAAGATATCTTCTTAGGTATCGGAGCAGATATACTTTCATTTATGAGTTCAGTATTAGCAGCTAACCCTGATAAAGCAGTTAGGGATATGAAAAAGAGATTGGATAAAACAATCAAAGATGTTAAGAAATCAGGTGATGTTAAGAAAATTAACAAACTTAAAATGGAACTACAAAGGTTGAATGCTATTGGTGGTACTGATAAGATAGTTCCTAATGAGGGTATCGTATTTGTGTATGGTGGTAAGACTTTCAAACTTACTGGAACATTCGCTCCACTCAATCAGATACTCGGTTTATTTTACGAATAGTAAAAAATCCAATACTTATATATATGAATATATAATAGGTTATGGCTGATAAAAAATTTAATAGAAAGTTCATGCACCCAACTCGTAGAAAGTTGGCAGATATGGTACGAACTGGTGAGTACGAAAAAAATACTCAAATCGGATTTTCTGATATCAAAGAAACTAAAACTAAACGTAAGGTTGGTGATATATGGAGTGATTCCGATGGTAACGTTTGGGAACAAAAAGATTTTGGAAAAGTAAAATCATCTAAAATGTCAAACGTATTATCTGAATTACGAAAGCACATTGAAAAAGCGCACCAATGTAAATCCGATGAATGTGATGTTAGTGGAAAGTTCTCAAAATCAGATAAAACTCTAATTTCTAAAACTGGATATTGTGCTGGTTGTTTAGCACGACGGGAGTTAGTTATAAAGCAAGATGGATTATGGAAGGAATATGAAGAGTATAGAATATATTCTAATATGGCTGCATATGGTACTGATGTTTTAGAAAAATGGAATCAAGCTCTTAAAGAAGTATCTAACATTCACGAATATGTAAATGATGATGGTTCAGTAGAACAATGGCAATCGAATGATGATGTTCAAACTTTAAAAGCTCAGATAGAAGCTGATATAGATAATGGTAAAAAAGAACTTACTGATGTTATCGAAAAGCGCAATATTGCATATGAGAAATTAAAGGATAAGAATTATGAATTGGTTAAACAAATTTGATTTAAAGACTATACTAATAATGGTACTATGTGTAGTATTGTTACTTAGAGGTTGTGGTGGTGAAGAAGAAGAAAAAGAAATAGTAAACGTAAGTGGTAAAGATTACGAACTGTTAGAACAAAAAGTTGATACTATTGTTGTAGAGAAAACAGTTAAGGTTCCAACATATGTACCAAAGTATATTACTAAAGTAGTAACTGAAACTGTTGAAGTTGAAGTTCCTATGGATATTGATACTTTAAAAATAATAGAAGATTACTTTGCAAGATATGAAGTAAAAGATACACTTAATCTTACATATGATTTTCCAAAGGGTGTTACTGATTCATTAGGAAAGAAACCAGCTCCAACTTTAGGATATGGTATTTTAACTGATATCATTTCACAAAACCAAATCCAATCAAGAGATGTGGATTGGTTCTTCCAAATTCCAACTGTGTATAACACAACAATTGTAAAAGAATTACCAAAGAATGAATTCTATTGGGGTATAAATGGTGGGTTTAATAAAACCGATGTTATTAGTAATGTTGGTGGAGGATTAATCTTAAAAAGTAAAAAGAATAATTTATATCAATTAGGTTTAGGTATTCAGAATAATTCTAACACCTCACAATTAGTACCATTTGTTAGTGCTGGTATGTATTGGAAGATAGGAAAAAAGAAATAATTTATGGCTAAGCAATCATTGAAAGATATAATAAAATTGGAATATCAGAAGTGTGCTTCTGACCCAATTTATTTTATGAAAAAGTATTGTATGATTCAACACCCTGTTAGGGGTAAGATACCTTTTCAATTATATCCATTTCAAGAAGAAACATTAGTTGACTTCAAAGACCATAGATATAATATCATTCTAAAATCAAGGCAAACTGGTATCTCAACATTAACTGCAGGATTCTCTTTGTGGAAAATGCTATTCAATCAAGACTTTAATGTTTTGGTTATAGCAACTAAGCAAGAGGTTGCTAAGAACCTTGTAACGAAGGTTAGGGTGATGAATCAGTATTTACCATCTTGGTTAAAATTAGAAACAGTAGAAGATAACAAACTATCTCTTAGATACTCAAATGGTTCTCAGATAAAGGCAACTTCAGCTGCTGGAGATGCAGGACGTTCTGAAGCACTATCTTTATTGGTATTTGATGAAGCGGCATTTATTGATAAGATTGAAGAAATATGGGTATCGGCACAATCTACATTATCTACGGGGGGTAACGCAATTGTATTATCAACTCCAAATGGTGTGGGTAATTGGTATCATAAAACTTGGGTAGGTGCAGAAGAAGGTAGAAACGATTTCAATACAATTAGATTACATTGGACAGTTCACCCAGAAAGAGACCAAAGTTGGAGAGATGAACAAGAAAGATTATTAGGACCAAAAGGAGCCGCACAAGAATGTGATTGTGATTTTGTATCTTCTGGTGATTCGGTTATTGACCCACAAATACTTCAATTTTACAAAGAAACTTATGTACAAGACCCTATTGAGAAAACTGGATTCGATGGTAATCTTTGGAAATGGGAATTTGCTGATTATAGTAAATCATACATAGTTGTAGCGGATGTTGCCCGAGGTGATTCTTCGGATTTCTCTACGGCTCATGTAATAGATGTAGTTGCATCTAATCAAGTAGCTGAATATAAGGGTAAGTTGGATACTAAAGATTTTGGAAACTTCTTAGTAGCATTATCAACTGAATATAATCAAGCGTTATTAGTAATTGAAAACGCAAATATTGGTTGGGCTGCTATACAACAAGTTATTGATAGAAATTATGGAAATTTGTATTATACTGAGAAGGATATAAAATATGTAGATGCTGGAAATCAGTTTAGTAATAAATATCGTTCACAAGATAGAAATCAAGTAGCAGGATTTTCAACTACTTCAAGAACAAGACCTTTGATTATTTCCAAATTAGAAGAATACATTAGAGACAAATCAATAACAATACGTTCAGTAAGAACAATAGATGAAATGTTTACCTTTATATGGAATAATGGTAGAGCTGAAGCTATGAGGGGTTATAATGATGATTTAGTTATGGCTCTTGCAATAGGATTGTGGGTAAGGGATACTGCTCTTAGATTAAGACAAGAGGGTGTTGATTTAACCAAACAAGCAATTAACAGTATTTCATCTCATACTTATACTGGTATATATGGTGGTAATGATAGCGAGGATAATCCTTGGAAAATGGATATCGGTGATGGTACCCATGAGGACCTAACAAATTGGTTATAAATCAATTTTGTTATATTTATATAGTATAAGATTTATTATGGAAAACACAACTAAAGAACTTTTTGAAGATTTTACAAACCAATTTAAAGATGATATCTTTGAATATGATGTAGAAAACCACGATGATTTGGTAGAATTCTTAGAATTTATAAAAGAATATAAGCCTGATGTAAACGAAGCTGAATATCAAGGTAGAGATGTCAAGCTAAATAAACCAATGAGAGGTGATGTTAAGAAGTTTAAAGTGTATGTAAAAAACCCAAAGGGAAATGTTGTAAAGGTAAACTTTGGACATGGTGGAACATCGGCTAAGAAAGCTGGTGAGAAAACTATGAAAATAAAGAAATCAAATCCAGATAGAAAAAAGGCTTTTAGAGCTAGACATAATTGTGATAGTCCTGGTCCAAGAACTGGAGCTAGATATTGGAGTTGTAAAGCGTGGTAAATAAATTAGGATATATTAATAATTTTTCGTATATTAGGGAGATTATTAAATAAACAAAGATAAAATGGCAGAACAGCAAAATAGTTCATTTTTTAATAAGTTAAGTAAACTTTTTTCATCCCAAGCGGTAGTAGTCGTTGGTAAGGATGGTAAGAGAACTATTAAGGATACGGATGATAGACAGCAAGGTAGTACTAACTTAATGAATTTAAGAGATAGATACACTAAGTTACAACGTTCATTCTATGGAGACCAGATGGCAGCTCAATCAATGGCATACCACCAAGTTCGTAGAGAATTATTTAGAGATTATGATGCAATGGATAATGACCCTATCATATCATCAGCATTAGATATATACTCAGATGAATCAACATTAAAAAATGAATTTGGTGATGTTATTCAAATCAAAACTCAAAACGAAAAAGTAAAAGAATTATTAGAAAACCTTTTCTATGATATTCTAAACTTAGAATTTAACTTATGGGCATGGACTCGTAATATGGTTAAGTATGGTGATTTCTTTTTAGCTATGGAAATAGCTCCAGGTAAAGGAATCATAAATGTACAACCACTTCCAGTTTACGAAACTGAAAGATTAGAGAATACCGACCCAACCAATCCTAACTATGTAAAGTTTAAAGTAAATCACGACCCAATTGGTAAAGGTGAATACGAAAACTATGAGATAGTTCACTTCAGATTATTATCGGATACAAACTTCCTACCTTATGGTAAGGCAATGATTGAAAATGGTAGAAGGATTTGGAAGCAAGTTTCTCTTATGGAAGATGCTATGTTAATTCATAGAATCATGAGAGCACCTGATAAGAGAGTTTTCAAAATTGATATTGGTAACATTCCTCCAC